TACAAGAACCCGGACAAGAAGACACGCTCCACCAAGAACTTCGATAGTTATGCGGAGGCTCATACCTTCATGCTCAAGCAGGGCAACGTAGGTGAGATCGATACCAAACCTGGTGAAGTAGTGGCCTGCAGGTACTGTCCCGCCTTCTCGATCTGTACTCAGAAAGACGAGTACATCGCAGACGGTTCACTCAAAGCCTAATCCAAGAGGGATCCTATGAAATCTTACGACGAAATGGAATTTCACCCCGAAGCTGAAAAGCTGGTGAAGATCCTGTGCGCCAAGACCCAAAACACCAACCCGCTGTTCTTCAGGGTACTGGTGTCGTATTTCTTCACTCTCGCCGCCTCGATGATGCGCTGCAGTATCGACACCCCCGATCGAGGCAACATTCCCGTCAACATGTATGCCTGCAATCTGGCGCCTTCAGGCGCTGGCAAGGGCCACTCGATCAACATTATCGAAGATCATGTGTTGGACCAGTTTCGGTACAACTTCCTGCAGTCGACGTTCCCGACGCTGGCCGAGAGGAACCTGATCAACATTGCCAACGACCGAGCCTTACAGAAGCAGACCGATGCCGACGACGAGTTCGAACGAGTTCAGAAAGAGTTCGCCTCGATCGGTCCGATGCTATTTACATTTGACTCGGGCACCTCACCCGCGGTCAAGCAAGCCAGGCATAAGCTGCTGATGGCCCAGGCCGGTTCGCTGAATCTCCAGATTGACGAGATCGGTAACAACCTGGTCAGCAATGCTGAAGTCCTTAGTACGTTCCTCGAACTGTTCGATGTCGGCAAGGTCAAGCAGAAGCTGATCAAGAACACGGCAGAGAATGCCAGGTTCGAGGACATTGATGGGCGTACACCAACCAACCTAATGCTGTTCGGCACCCCAAGCCGACTACTGATGGGGGGCAAGACCGAAGAAGAGTTCTACGCCATGCTCGAAGAGGGCTATGCCCGTCGATGCTTCTTCGGTTACCTGAAGCAGCATACCCGGGACCTGTCCTTGACGCCCCAGGAAATCCTGAAACTCCGGACCGACACCAGCACAACCCAGTTTCTGGAGGACCTCTCCGACAAGTTTGGTGATCTTGCTGACATGGCTTATATCGATTGGAAGATCAAGATGTCCGACGACGTGGCCTTGCTGTTTATCGAGTATCAGATTCAATGTGAGCGTGAAGCTGAACAGCTTCCAGACCACGAGGAAGCCAGAAAAGCTGAACTGGCTCACCGGTACTTCAAGGCACTGAAAGTGTCAGGCACTTATGCCTTCATCGACCAGTCCCCGGAGATTACCGAGGACCACGCTTATCAGGCGATCAAGTTGGCCGAAAATTCTGGCACGGCCTTCGAGGCCTTGCTTACCCGGGACCGTCCCTACGTCAAGCTGGCCAAGTACATCAGCGATGTCAGGCGGCCAGTGACCCAAGCGGACCTGGTTGAAGACCTGCCGTACTACAAGGGCAGTTCTACGCAGCGCCAGGAAATGATGACGCTGGCCATTGCCTATGGCTACCAGAACAACATCCTGATCAAGCGGAGTTTCAATGACGGTATCGAGTTCATTCATGGTGAGTCACTAAATCCAACGAACCTCGACAAGATGCTTGTCAGTTATAGCACTGATCTTGCTCAGGGTTACCGCGGAGAGTTGGCACCTTTTGACAAGCTGCACAAGCTTACGCAGAAGGATGGACTCCACTGGGCCAACCATCACTTCGAAAAAGGTCATCGCACCGAAGAGAACGCAATACCCGGGTTCAACATGATTGTGTTGGACATCGATAACGGTGTGAACCTTAGTACTGCCAAGATGCTCATGAAAGACTACAGGGCGCTGTTCTACACCACCAAGCGTCATACGAAAGATGAGCATCGCTTCCGGATCATTCTGCCGACCAACTATGAACTGAAGATGGGTGCCCGAGAGTACCGAGAGTTCATGGAAAACCTGTTCGACTGGCTTCCATTTGAGGTCGACCGAGCCACAGGTCAGCGTGCTCGCAAGTGGCTGTCTCATGATGGACACTACGAGTACCAGGATGGTTACCTGCTCGATATCCTGCCGTTCATTCCCAAGACATCGAAGAACGAGGCCTACAAGCGCCAGATTCTCGATCAGCAGGGTATGGACAATCTCGAGCGTTGGGTGATGAACCATACGGGTGACGGCAATCGTAACAACATGTTGCTGCGCTACTCGATGATCCTGGTCGATGCAGGCTTCGACTTTGAGAACATCCGTCAGCGGGTGTTCACGATGAATGGCAAGATCGACGAGCCGCTGGCCGAAGCCGAGATCATGGGCACCATGATGGTGACCGTGAGCAAGGCATTGGCCAAGAAATGAACCACAGCAGAGGGGCCTACGGCCCTTCTGCGACCAACTAAGGACTATAACAATGGGATGTGATATTCACGTTTTCCGAGAAGTACAGTACAACGATAACCGATGGGCTTGCCTGGAAGAAATGCAGGATGAGGATTATATACCTGGTATATATATCCCCCGTAATTACATGCTATTCGGGCTTCTTGCTGAAGTACGCGAAGAAGTTCCTTTAGCATTCCCATATCGTGGGTTACCTGATGATATGTCCCCTGAAGTGGAACAAGCGTCAGGTTATATGGACTGTGATGGCCATACCCATAGTTGGCTGGAACTTGAGGAGATGAAACGTAAGCAGACAGAATTGCTGCTTTCTTCTGAGCCTCATGCGCAAGAGTGCCTTGAATATCTGCAAGAATTTATGGCAAGCCTCACCTGGCCCGATGATGCGAAAAATTGTCGTGTCGTATTCTGGTTCGATAACTAAACCAAGGAGTAATAATGAATCAAGAAATTAATGACCATCTGGTCTTGATTGGTGGGAAATCTGCTTCAGGGAAATCAGCTTCGCTGATGGATATGGAGAAACCCGAAGGCGTGATGTACCTGAACTGTGAGTCAGGGAAACGCCTGCCGTTCAAATCCAGGTTTAACCAGTACAAGATCATTGATCCACTCCAGGTCTACGAGGCATTCAGCTATGCCGAAACCCAGGATAAGGTTCATACGATCGTGGTCGATTCGGTGACCTACCTGATGGACATGTACGAGTCTGTCTACGTGATCAACTCTGCCAACACCATGAAGGCTTGGGGCGAGTTTGCCCAGTACTTCAAGAACCTGATGCAGAACTACGTAGCCAAGTCCAGCAAGAACGTCGTCTTCACCGGCCACACGTTCGATAGCCTCAATGAAGGCGAAATGGTCATGGAGACGAAGATCCCCGTGAAAGGCTCTCTCAAGAACAATGGCATCGAGAGTTACTTCTCGCTGGTCATTGCTGCCAAGAAGGTACCGATTAAGACGCTGGAGAAGTACAAAAGCGACCTGCTGACGATCACACCGCAGGAACAGGCGCTTGGCTTCAAGTACGTGTTCCAGACTCAGTTGACCAAGGACACGGTCAACGAGCGACTCCGGGGACCGATGGGCTTGTTCAGTGAGCAGGAAACGTTCATTGACAACAATGTCCAGCTGATCCTCAACCGCCTGCACGAGTACTACGCAGACATTTAATCTACAACCAAAGAGGTGAACACAGTAATGCATGAAAGCTTTGAAGAAATGGTAGCAGCACTGGTGAAACCGGGTGACGAAATTGCCCGAAACATAACACCAGAACAGGCCCACTTGATTCACATGGCGGCAGGTATTGCCGGTGAAGCGGGTGAGCTACTGGATGCGATCAAGAAGCATGTGATCTACAACAAGGCCCTGGACTTGCCTCATATCGTCGAGGAGCTCGGTGACATCGAGTTCTATCTCGAGGGGCTTCGCCAGAAGCTGGAAATCCAGCGGGAGTATGTTTTGCTCCAGAACCAAAAAAAGCTGAGTGGGAAAGGTGGCCGCTATGAGAGCGGGTACTCCGACGAAGCTGCTCAAGCTCGCGCCGACAAGGCGTAATTTTTCAATTTAACCAAGGAGAAGTAAATGTCAATTTTTGACAACATCAAGTCGGATGACAGCATCGAGGGAGAAGAAGATCGATTGGGCGGTGCCGCTCTTCTCGATTCGGGTGCCTATCCGGCCAAGGTCAATCTGGCCTGGGTTACGGAGTCCTCAGGCGGCGCCATGTGCATCAACGTCAACTTCAACGTAGACGGACGTGAAGTGCGTCAGCGCTTCTACGCCACTTCCGGCCGCGCCAAGGGCCAGAAGAACTACTACGAAACCAAGGACGGTGAGAAGCGGTACCTGCCGGGTTACAACATGGCCAATTCGCTGTGCTTGCTGACCGTCGGCAAGGAACTGCAGGCCATGGATCACGAGAAGAAGGTAATCAAGCTGTATGATCCACAAGCCAAGGCCGAAGTCCCGACCGAAGTGCCTGTGCTCACCGACCTCATCGGCCAGGAGATCATCCTGGGCGTACTCCGTCAGACCGTCGACAAGGTTGCCAAGAACGACGCTGGCGCTTACCAGCCGACAGGAGAAACGCGTGAAGAAAACGAGGTCGACAAGCTCTTCCGTCATCGGGACAGTCTCACCTCCGCTGAAATCCGCGCTGGTGTGGATGAACCGAAGTTCCTCGAAAACTGGAAGGCGAAGTGGACTGGCGAAATCCGTGACAAGTCTACTGGCGGTGCTGGCACAACCAAGGCAAGTGCTGCTGGCAAAACTGGCACTGGTGGCAGCGGCAAGCCTACTGAAAGCCTTTTCGGATAAGCGTCCGTGAAGCTAAAGGTACTGGGTATGGATCCTTCACTCACCAACTGGGGCTTTGCTTCAGGTGAGTACTCAACCAATGGCGGCCGTCCCATTATTGGGACGGTCGGCATCTTTTCACCTGTTGCATCATCATCGAAGCAGGTGAGACAGAACAGTAAGGATCTTGAACGGGCTTCCGAGCTCAGCACATCAGTCTTCAAACTGGTCGATGAAATACGTCCACACGTCATATTCGTGGAGGTACCTGTAGGAAGCCAGTCATCAAGAGCAATGGCTTCGTATGGGATCTGCATCGGCATCATTGCAGCACTCCAGGCAACAACAAGCTACTCCATATTTGAGGTCACCCCCACAGAAGTGAAAGTGGCCGCTGTTGGAAAGAGAACTGCAACGAAACAGAGGATGATTGATTGGGCAACTGCCAGTTACCCCACGGCCAATTGGCCTATGATGACTCGAGGGGGGATTACCTCAATCGTCGCAGGCAAGGCCGAACACATGGCAGATGCTGTCGGTGCAATCCATGCTGGGCTTTACAAGTCCACAGAGTTTTCCAAATATCTCCAAACCATCAAACTTTTGACCAAGGAGTCAAATCATGCAAGTTAATCTCAAACAAGATGATGTCGAGGAAGCAATCGCTCTCTTCCTGGCCAGCATGGGTATCACCGCTCGAGTAGCGAATGTGACCTTCAAGGCTGGCCGTAAGGGATCTGGACTGACTACTACAGTCAATCTGGAAGATGCCAAACACGACAAAATCCCGATGCAGCGGCTCAAGCGATCGGTTGTCAACCAGATGACCGGTAATGCAGACTGTCTACAGATCGACGGCGAAAAGCCCGAGAGCTCGGCAGAGGATGGCTCAGCACTCGATACCGAAGCGCCACAATCCGAAGATCAGCCACCTGAGGAAGAGGCAAATGTTCCGGAGGACAAAGAGCCTGAACCTGAGTCAGAAGAGGGAACCGATTCCGGAGTCAAGTCCAATCCGGCTCGTGAATCAGACAGCCTCTTCAGCTGATTGTGAATGCGATCATTAGATTTTTCGCTAGTGTCTTCTCTGTCCTGGCAGCCGTAGTAGTCGTAGCCACTGGATTGATCCTGTACACTTTTGGTGGGATCTTTCTGACGATTGCATTGATTACTGTGTGCATCATCGTGCTCATCATAATAGTGGCTTATGTGATCTATGAAGCTATGACGGGTGATCGTCCCGACATTTGACCAATATAAATTCAGGTAAGATAATATTGAAGAGGCCCCGTTTTGGGGCCTCTCTTTTTTCAGCTTCAGAAGATCTTATCTGCCATGTGCACAGTATAAAGTTCTCTCGGTGCATCCAAGATCTCGAAAGCGCCTTTTCCAAGGGAGTTTCCGAGATCTTTACTCACCCAGGTTGAATCCAGAATGTCTGGCAGGCTGTAC